TGTATTTATCGTCCGACTCTTAGGTTGATAAACCTCAAGCACTGTGCCGAACTGTCGGTTGTCTTTCTTGCCTTTAATAAATAAGTTATTAGTCTTCAACTTACTTTCAATGAGCTTATTACCTTCAGCATCAGAGATTTGTTCGGCGTAGCCGATAATCTTTCCTCTGATTTTTGCGATGTACTCTGAACCAATCTCAGTACGTGAGCCGTGAATCACTCCCTTGAGGTATCCGGCAACACTCTTCATTGCTTCGGCTCGATCAAGCAAAGACATAGACGGGTCGAACATAGCTCTGAATGCATCAGCTCTAACCTTCTCAAGGTTGTTCATAATGTTCAAACCATGAACACCTTTATTGGTCTTTGAATCAAGCGTAGAAACTGCGACTCGTTCTTTAGCGGTTAAGTCGTACAGGACACCTGCTTCATAACGATTGGAGTTGTACTCACTTGGGAGAATCTTTTCAAAGAGTTCAATGTTCTCAGGCGAGATGTCGTTTCTCATACCTTGAATCCAAGACATCAAATCTTTGAACTTAGATACCAACATATCCCAGAAGGAATCGTTTGCTTGAGCAGCCTGTTTGGTTAAACGATCACCGTAATAACCTGTTCCTTCGTATGCGAAAAGCTCAGCTACATCTAAAGAACCGTCGGCCTTAAACACAGCTTCTTTACTTCCGCCGATCTTCACAGCCAACTTGGTATTAACCGAGCCGTCTTCGTTGAAATACTTCTTGGCACAAGTTTCAAGGAACTGAATCTTTTCATCAGGCGTAAGCAGATTGGTAAAGCCCCAGTGCAGAAGCTCATGAGACACGGCAGGAGACCATTGAACGCCATCGGTTCCGTTAGGTACAAGAATCTTATCTGCTCTCTTGCCATTCTTATTGATCTTACCGTTCTGCTCGTAACCAAATCCTGAGGCTGTTTCGTCTGTACCTTTGAAGATGTAGGGTGAGGAGTTGGGTGCTAAGTCTTTGTCCAACTGTTGCAACGCTCTCAAGGCAGAAATCTTCTCGGACGGATTGAGTCCTTTCATTCTTACCATAAGACCACGAGCAGAGTTGATGCGACTGGAATTATCTCTGCGATAGCCGTAAGGTAGCTTCTCGTTAATAAGTCTTGCCATTGAGGAAAGTCTTGCGACTTCCTTCTCAAAAGCATCACGAGTCATACCCGGAGCAATCGAGAGTTGCTGGGTTATTTGTTCAAACGAATTAACAAAGTCGAGACCGTTGATCTCTTCTCCGTTTTCCCCGGTAAAGAAGACGGACTTCAGCTCCTTCTCCTCTAAGGGATAATCCATAGCTTTTAAGTGAATCAACGGGTCATCGTTACCGATTGAATCTTTAATCGTAGCAACTCGTCCGTCGAGTTTTGTTTGAGCTTTTTTCTCTGAGATAAACGCAGGGTCGGTCTTTCCTCTTTTGTTGTTCGTTAGGTAGAAAGCATTCTGAGCACACCAATCAGTATCAGCTCCTTTACGCTTTCCACCACGAAGAGGACAACCCATGATCGTTACATTGCCGAGGTCGATCTGTTTCTGATAATTGCCCAAGGCTGTTCTCATAGAAGCGTTGGGGTTAGCCTTGTTTATATAAATGTTTTTCCACGTCACAGAACCATCAGCTCGTTTTACACGGGCAGTAATGAACTGATCGTCTGTCACTAAAGCATAGTAGTCAGTGATCGGACGGTCTAAATCCTCGGACGTAAACGTGGAAGCAGAGTCGGCGATAGACTTCTCTGTCTCAGCAGACTTAACCGCTTCTCTCTCGACGATCTCGTCAACAGCATCAGCTCTAACTTCCTCAATAATTTCATCGGCAGTCACAGGAGCTTTAGTTTCTGTCTCCTTTGTAACCCTCGGCTTTGCTTCTTGTGCTTTTTCTTTTTCCGCCTTACGTAAAATCTTTTGGAAGTTTTTGCGTCCCATCAGCTTCTCAAGATTCTCTGCGGGAGTGAGTGTGTTACCTGCCTGATTGGTGACAACAATTCTTCCTGATTCGTCTTTAATAAAAGTACCGTACTCTTTACCAAAGATAAGAAGTTTGCCAGTCTTTTCGTCAAAGACAACATCTTTAGCTTCAACAGAATTAGCTTCGACAGAAGGTGTGGTCTTGTTAAAGTCAACGGCGTTCTTAGCACCTTTGGTTTTCTTCTCGATCACAACATCATGCTGTTCCTTCAGCATTCGGTTCATACCTTCGATGATTCGAGAAAGAATCTGCTTGTCCGCTCCAGTAAGTTTCTCTTTATCAGCGTAAGCAGTGATAACTGCCTTCAGCTTTTCACGTTCTCTAGCGTGTTCAAATTCGTCACGAGCAACTTCTTTCAGGATTGCTTTATCAGAATCTGTGAACTTGGTATTCCAGAACTTTCTGCCGATCTCTTCAAACGCCTGTTCGTCAAGGTCTTCCGTTCCGTCGATCATGTTCTTAACGAGACGGTCAAGGATTTGCTTCTCACGCATAGCTAAGATGCGGTCAAACATTCCTTCAAGGATGATTCCTTCAGCTTCTTTCTCTGTGATACCAGCAGAGGCCACCTTTTTTAAATAAGGCGTCTTTAACTGCTTAAGCTCATTCTTCCATAGATCGACAACCTCGTCTGAAGCGGCTTGTTTAACTGCAAGATGTTTAACAAGCTCGTCCTTTTCCGCTCGAATGTTGGCAAGTTCGTTACGGTAAGGATCTCGATCTTTGCCGTGGAGTTTATTGATCTCTTCGATTCTTGCCTTAATCTCGTTTAGTCGAGCTTCAGCCTTGGTTCTCGCTTCGCCTTCCAGCGGAGTTCGCATACGAAGGAGTTGTTCGAGTTCTGCCTCTCTTGACCTTACGCCTTTAGCGGCACCTTCAACAAGGATAGGCTTTCCATGTTCGTCAAGACCCATAACGGAGGATACGTTCTCAGCTCTAACCATTGTGGTCTTTCTCTCAAGAGAGGCCACGGCCTCAGGATTCAGACTACGAGCAACCGCAATCGTATCCTTTCTTGCTTTTCGGTTAGATGCGCTTGAAAGAACGTTGGCTTTAACCTGATCAAAGTTCTTGCGCAGGTTATACGCAGACGAACTTGTATTCAGATTGACCTGTTTGTAACGAGTTTCGTATACAGCGTTACCCTTCTCGTCAACGACGCCCTTCTTTTTCTCGACCTTAACCAAGTTACCTTTGTCATCATAGACAGGCTTACCACCTTCTTCTTTCTGATGCGGGGCAAGGTTGGCAGGTTCCTGATACTTATTAAAGAAGTCGTCCAACTTCGCCTGAATGTAATCTTCCGACTGTACATAGCGATAGCGTTCTTCAGCGGAACCAATAGCAGACATTGCATCCTGCATGGTGTCAAACTTCTGACCCTTTAATGCTTCAACATTGTCGAATGCTTTCTGAATATCGGCGGCAACTGAGTTCTTGACACCTTCATATTCAGCTCGATTAGCTAAGTAACCTTGAACCCTGGACTGAATCAGACGAACCTTAATGGAGTTCTGAGCTTCTTCAGATAGCTTCTTGAATTGAGCGTTATGTTCACAGCTCCTTGCTACCCGCTTGGCTAATGTCTCCGCCTTGGCTTTAACCTTCTCGTCTACGTTATCAGGAAGCCATTTAGCCGCTTCAAGAACAGGGTCAATACGGCCTTTTCTTGCGCCTTTGAGAGGCACCAAGCCCTTGTTGATAGCAGAAGTTAAGGCGGAATCAAAACCCTCACCATCGGCTTCGTTGAGCGCTTTAGCGTGTATATCTGCAACGACGTTATCCAGTCGTTTAGCAAGACGTACTGCATCCTTATCATCACCGAACAACGGCAGGAAATTCTTGAAGAGAACAAGGTTCTCACTGCCTACAACATCGTTGATAGACGAAAGAATTGAGCAGTCTGCAAGTCTCTGAGCATTCTCTTTAATCACGGTTCTAGCGGTAGCCATATCGGTGACGCCTTCGATCAACGGCTGAAGTCTTTCAGGAACGGTGCCTTTGAAATCTTCTAAGGACATTCCATCCTGAATCAAGCCAGTGACTTCCGCTTCCTTAGAAGCGAATACTTCACGAGTCTTGGATACACTTTGGCTCAGACGTTGGACAACTTCGTCTTTGTCTGCCTTAGTCATATCTGCTTCAGCTTGAAGCTGATCACGTTTCTTCTTAGCTTCACGAGAGATTTGCTCGTGTGTTTTCTTAGGAGGTGTCGGTTCAACGGGAGAAGCTACCGCTTCGGTTGTGTCAGCTCCCTCAGAGACTTTCTGTTTTAACGTCTCAAGGATTTGTTGATTCGTTGCCTTAAGGTCTGCAAGTTGACCTTCCAGCTCGGTAACCTTTGTTGCATAACTCTGCTTAGCCGCTTTCAAGGCTGGTGCAATTTTTTCGGCAGGAAGTCCAGACTGCTGAGAAAGGTTGGCCACCAACTGGTTGAATTGACCTTCGTCTTCTGGAATAGACTTAAGAGCGTCTAGGAAGCTCTTGGAAACCTGAGACGGAGTACCGTCAGGTTTCACGGAAGACTGAGACATCTGAGTGATAGTAGATGCCTGTTCCTTTGGCATTCCTCCAATCACATCCTCAAGCGTAGGCTGTATCCCCTGAATTTCATCGGGAGTCATAGTTGCCAAAGCAGACTCCTCAGGATTAGCCTGAGCTTCCTGTTTCAACTCTTCAATGATCTTGGCAGCGGATTTGCCGGACTGATTGTCCTTGATTGCTTTATCGGCTTTCTTACGGGACGCTTTGGTGTCAGGCTGAGGCTTAGTTTTTCCCTGTGCCTGTGTAGCCTTAGATTGAGTAACGGGAGTCTGAGGCTGAAGCTCTTCTCCTGAACGCAGACCTGCTTCAGGATAGACACGTTTGTTCTCAGCAATGATCGCATTCTTAACGTTATCGTCCAGGTTCTTGGCGAAGTCCATGAACGTTGCGTCATCTAAGAGACTGTAGACAGAATCTCTTTCGCCTAACTTGTTGTCATTTAGGTACTTGCCGATGCTTCGTAAGGCAGACCACTTAGCCTTCACTCTCGCAAGGTTAGCTCGTGCGTCATCACCTCCTCCGACCAATGCTTTCTCTGCGTCAACCACAGCTTTTTCTGCCGAGTTGAAGTCAAGGAGGTTGTCCAGCATATCTGCAACAGCTCTGAGTTTTTCAGGAGAATGTCCGGAAGTAGACGGGAACGTATCAAGCTCGTTAGCTTCCTGTCTAAGCTGGATAGAAAGATCAGAACAGAGATCGTTGACCCCCTGTCGCTGTTCTTCTGTCAGGGGAATGCGGTACTTATCGTAGAGTTTCTTTTCAGCTTCAAGCTGTTGTTTCTGAACGATCTCGTCTTGTGTCGGTTTTTCTTTTTCCTCAATATCCTTGAGTCTCTGTTCGATAGCTTCACGGTAAGTACGAGGGCTGTCATCACCGATGGCAGACATGATCTTCTGACCATCACGAGTATCCTGGACAAGTTCTTTACCAAGGCGACGACCTTCTCCGAATCGAGAAGTAACGTAGCCTAAAGCTCCGCCGATACCACCAGCCATTAAAGCACCGCCACCTGCGGACGTTAGGTAGTCCGTGAAGTTACCTTCGGACAACCCGATATTCTCATTCTTGTATTCCTCAGCGGCTCCGCCTACTCCGCCTAAAACGCCGTTGACTGCGAACTCAGCCTTAGCTGTGTTCCAACCATACTCCTTAGCAACCTGTTTAACCAAGGCGTCTTTACCTTCTTTAGTTGCAGTCTGCTTAAGAAGCTGTTTTGCCCCTTCCTTTGTAAGCTGTTGAGTGCCTTTGATTGCCATGTTCTTCCCGAACAAGGCTAAGGCTCCGCCAGTAATTGCTCCAAGGGCTCCGCCTACAATCGTACCCGCACCAGGAGCCGCAGCAGTACCAGCCGCAGCACCCATCTTTGCACCAAGCCAAGATGATGCGGCAGTCGATGCGATGTTAATCCCAAGGTCAACACCATCTTCACCAATAAGGCCACCAGCTAAACCGTAGCCTAAGGCTTGAGCCGCTCCGCCTACTCCGTCACTACCAGTCAAACGGTTGGAAGCTGTGTCGTACATACGCTGAAGGAAGTTCTTCTGCTGTCTTTCTTCTTCTGAATAGTTCTTTGATTCAACAGCTTCTTTGACTTCTCCCCAAATGGAATTTGATTTAAATGTATAGTCATTCAAGAAGCCAGTCTTTGCCTTCTCTACATCACCACCGTATCTAGTACCCTTGGGGTCAACGAGTCTCATAAACAGATCGGTCTGTTCCTTATCTTTCCCAAGGCTGTTGAAGTCGGCATCAGAAAAATAGTAATTGTCTTTATGGATGTCTTTATATCCATCCACATAGCTTGAAAGATTGTCTCGAATAGACACGAAAAACTCCAGTTTGGTCAATGTTTCGGAAATCTTGAGCCAAACTGGAGTAAGGACGTGGGATTCTGTTACTTCCAGCCGAAGGGTTTGTACTCCTGTTCGTTGCTGGGTTTCCACGTATTCTCAGGATAGATACCTTCGATAGACGAAGAGTAGTTCGCAGTGCCGATGTTACTTGCGCCGTACCAATCCCACCACGGTCTGTCAGGCGGAACACCTCCGTTTGCTACATAGCGGTCATAATATTCATCTTTAATTACCTGACCAATGTACTGACCGAACCGCTTCTCTTTTCTGTCTCGTTCTCCCAGAGCTAAAGAGAACTGCTGACCGCTGGAAATGTAGCTCAAGAAATCGTCACTGGTGTTCTGCATGGCGCTGATTGCTCGATAGATATAAGCCTTCTCAGCTCCCGTGATGTNTTGTTGACCAAGTTTTGAAACTCAATTTTCCCGCCCATAAGCTGGACAAGTTGTGCAAACATAGATATCGTTGATCTCTGCATGCTGGCGTTCCGTTTGTTTATTTCCCCGAACTCCGCGGTAAATCTACTATCTAGATAACGCGAAACCTCAAGAGCCCTGCCAGACAGAAAAAAACTGGCAGGGCTCTTGTTTTCTTGGTCAAACTAGAGTAAGATATAATGTATAGTAATTAATCTAGTTGGTGACTAAAAATGGCCACGGGACAGGAAATTCTTCACCTCAAGCTCATGTCTTATAAGAACAAGGGCAAGACCTATGTCAGGGCTTATCGCAACAAATGGATTGCTCCTATTCCGGAAGAGGCGGCGCTGGGGAAGAAAGGACGTTCTGTTCCGGCTGTCCAAATCCAGGTGGGTGTGATCCAGCCTAGCGGCATGGTGAAGATGTCCTCGAAATTTCTGTCTCTCCATCCCGAATTTGCTCAACAGGATTGGTATTACTTGAATCACGATCTTGTCGATGAGAACACCTTCTTTGACCAACTTCCCGCCGAATCCGTAGGCTTCCCCAATAAGAAGCCTGTCGAAGAAAACGTTGCGATAGAAGACACGGCGGCGGATGGCGATTTGAATGACGAGGCGGCAGACGATGAGAATCCGGAGGACAAGGAGGAAGGAAATTTCAAATTTTTCCTGCCTCACTATGCTCTGAAAGGGCTTGCCATTCATCAAGGAATCGTGTCGGCGCTTGCTGAAGTGTTTGATAGCAAGCATGCCGAACAATGGATCAGCTATGCGATTTATCAGATCCTCAAGGGTGGTTCGGCCGATTGCTACTCCGACTGGGCCTACCATCAGATCCTTCCTCGAGTGGCTCAGAATCTTTCCGGTCAGGAAGTAACCAAACTGCTTCGCACGTGCACGCCTGAAGCATGGGATGAGTTCTGGGCGAAACGTTTCAAAACTCTGCAGAAGAAGCAGGCCGAAGTCGACGGAAGAATTCCAATTCGATACTGCGCGATTGACAGTACCAGCATTAATTCGTATTCATCTGCAGAGCAAATTGAATATGGCCACGCCAAGCAGGACGAAGGGCTACCTCAGTTGAATCTTGCGACCGTCCTCGATCAGCTGACAGGACACATCGTCTACGCATTCGCCTACAACGGTTCCATCAATGACCGCGGATCGTATTCCTATATTTATGAACGCATGAAGCAGGCCGGCTTCCCGATGGATCAAATCATGCTGATCAGCGATCGCGGGTACCCGTCAAACTCAATGCTGAACAAGCTGATCAATGACAACATGGCTTTTCTTACCGGTTGTCCAATTGCAGCCGGCAGCAATGAGGAAAAGTGGATTTTTGAACAAGGCCGTGAGCTTGAGCGCAGGACTCAAGCCTGGGATCGAATTCATCGTGTTTATAGCCATACCGTCACCGAGAGTTGGCAGAAGTCGAACAAAACTACCGCCAAGGTTTACAGCCACCTTTTCTACGATCCGGAACGCGCACAGGCGGTCAGGTCGAACCTGAACAGCCTAGTGGTACAGGTCTTCGATGAACTGAGTCATGGACGAAAGGTCGATCAGCGTCTGTTCCAAGAGGCAAGACCGTATCTGAAGGAAGTGGCCGATCCGAAGGGATCTCAGCATCAAACCCCGAAAAAAATATGGGTGATTGATCAGACGGCGGTTAATAGGATAGCTGACCTCGCCGGTTGGCTGAACATTAAGAGCAATGTGGTTGAAGATTCCTCTGTTGCTATTGATTTATATCGTTTGCGAGGACTGATTGAGCAAGGCTTCGACCAACTGAAAAATCAGTTGCCTGGCCGGCGTCTGCGTGTCACGGAAGCCTCGCATCTCGGGAAACTGTTGGTCTACCTCATCGGATGCGACCTCAGGCTTCAGATTCGGCACAACCTGATGCTTCAACAGGAACGTGGGCCGAATTGGAAGATGGAGTTGCCGGGTAACTCAATCAACAAGCTGTTGATGAGCATGGACCGCTACACGGTACGCCGGAACAGATCATGCGAATACTGGCTGGTGGATTTGCTGCCAAAGAGGGTTCGCGATTGGCTCACATGTCTGTTCCGGGTGGATGTGCCCGCCAAGAGATTCAGAAGTTAGTCATTTGACCAATGACAAACTTCTGGTTCTAGATAGGATTTTGCCTGCGGAGTTCGGGATGTAACCATTACCACGAGCATCCTTAATCATGTTGTTAAGGATTTCCTCGACACTCCAATTGGGATGATTTCTCTTCAGACCAAGATATTGTTTTCTAGCCGCAGTTCCGGACTTGTATTGCAAGTAGGCACCAACCATATCACCGTTGGCCTGTTCGTAACATTCACGCATCAACTGAGCACTCTTGTCTAAGTTCTGCGCAGTGTTAAGACGGTTATGCGCTAAGTCTCCGAATCGAGTTCTACCCTTAGCTGTGGTAGTCGTCATCTGAGCAACGCCCATAGCAGTAGAGTTTTGATTCAGCGGAGTTTCGTCACTATAGGTTTGTTCACCTGCGATGATTCCTCTCATAGCACCCGTAGGCAAACCGTTCATGTACTCAGCTTCAGACGCCAATCTTCCAACAAGTTCATTATTGTAATGGAACTGTGCCCAATGCTTGTTGTCTTTCACCTTCATTGCTTCAACATAGAAGGGAGAAGGTTTGTGTTTTCTGAACGAACCACTAGGGTCTAAGTCCTTCTTACGTTGGTAGTCGTAAGCGGCTTGAGACTCAGGAGTAACAACACCTTTGCGAAGTTGTCTCTGTCCTTCTTGAAGTGCATCCTGGAAGGCTCTCCATGTATCAGGAATAGACATTTGACTTTGACGAAGGAGCCTTTCAGCAATGCTCGGCTGTCTATGCGCATCAATGATGCTTTGATCGACGGGAGACTGACCGTACATCTGAGATTGAGAAGCAACTGTTTGTCCTGTTCCTCTTGTAGGCGTTCCTCCGAAAGACTGAGCTCCACCTTGTACGGAAGTTGGCTGTTTATAGAAGTTTGTTCCGCCCGTTACAACGTTAGTTCCACCGATGTTCGTCGTTCCGCTGTTCGTTCCCAGCGGCATATATCCGTCGTAGTACGTTGCTCCCCCTTGGTTCGCACTGCCGAGATATGCCGCTCTATACCGCTCTGCCTCAGAAAGGTTGGCAGGAATGTCCATCACAGGGGTTGTAATCTTCTGAGCTTTTGCAAGGATGGTCTTTATCTGATCAGGAGAGAATCCAGCCTGAGTCAACATCTGAGTAGCGACCTGATTTTCCAACGTTCCCAATTCTTGAGCAGAATAGTTGTGTGGCGTACCGTAAGAAATAATTCCACGCCATTCACCGATGTCTCGGGAAATCAGTTCGGCAGCTTTATTCAACTGAAAATCATCGGAGAGACCGACTCCCTTACGTTTGTCGGAAGCGGTTTTAAGACCTCCGAGTATCCGTGTTTCTAACGGCATACGAATACGAGCGATCTGCTTATAGTCGTAACCTTTATCTGCTGTCCAAAAGTCCTTGGATTTATTCTTAGCTAAGAGTTCTCGTTGTTCAATCGAGTCTAACTCAGCTTGAGTAAAGACAGTTCCGTTTTTAAGACCTTCTTGAATTGCTTGATGGACTTCTGAAATATCTTCTGCGTTGTCGATCTTCTCTTTGATCTCAGCGTCGTGAATGTCGTAGTCCCACTTGGCATCAATCTTGCTTTCGGCTAACGCTTTCTTCGTAAGGTTTTTCTCTCCTTTATAGAGTTCCTTTTCTTTTTCCTTGTTCTTAGACCTAGCTATAGCATCAGACTTTTGTCTTGCTTCTAGTGCGGCCTGTGCCGCTCTTATCTTATCCTCTTCAGCGGCTTTAAGTTCGGCATACTTTTGATTGATATTATGAGTATTTTTTGCAATATCTTCCGCAGAAGACTGATGCAACTGTCCTTTGAAATTAACCGATCTGCCTTCGATCTTTTTAAGAGTGTTCTCAATAAATTGAGCGTTATTCTTTAGGGCTTCAGGAGCCTGAGCAGAAACCATTTTGCGAATGGTTTCCTTGTCGGTAACGTTAGCTAATGTGGGGGCTAAGTTTGTAGCAATATTATTTGATGCCGCTTCAACGTTGGCGTTGTACTTGTTATCAATCGCCGCCAATACAGCGGGAGGTGCTCCCTTGTACTGTTTTTTCAGTTCGTCAAACTGGTCTTCATCAACAGAGTCCCCAATAAGTGTGTTGAGGTTCTTAGAAGTATCCTCAAGATATTCCTGTGTAGCCGAGGCGGTATAGTCGTTGACCTCTTCAGGGCTCCATCCTTCGTATCTTGTGGAGACTCGCTTTTTCAGGGCGTCCTCGTTACTTCCGTATTGACCAACGAGAGTCTTCAAGTCCTCTCGGATTCTCTTGGCGTTCTCTAGTTTCATCTGAAGATTTTTAGCCTGAATCTCTTTCTTCTTTTGTTCGCCTTGAGCAATCGCCGACTCCATCATCTGCTGTGCCGCATACGGGTCAAACCCGTAAGAAGCATTAAGACCGAAGTCACCTGCATTGCCAAGGAAGTTGCTCAGAGATTCCTGGTTTGGAACGATTCCGTTGTCCGTCAAGGTCTGTACATAGTCCTTGAACAACTGTAGACCTTCGGCTCGTTTGGATGCTCTGCGGTCTGTCTCAGCGTCCCAACCTCCTCCGAAGTGGTAACCTCCTGCGGCTCCATTGAATATTCCAGTAGGAACACCGCTGTAACTGTCAGAGAATTTATACTTAGTTTTTGCTACGTCTGCCATGTCTACTCCTACGACCACAGTCCGCTAAACCAATTGGTTAGTGAATCCCAACCGCTAGAAATGGAGTCGCCGATTCCCGACCAAAAACCTCCGCTCTCAGAGGCGTTAATGATTTCTTCAATTGGGTCACCACCAGCATTCATCAACCATTTCGCCGCTTCTTCTAAGGATGTTCCCGTTTGTGATGCAGTTCTTTCAACCAATGCATTCCAAGAATCAGCCGCAGCATTAGCTCCTGCGTAGTTGATTCCATCGAAAAGTCCGGAAAGACCTGATGCTTTACCTGCAAGTCCAAGTGCCTGAAGTAAACCGCCTCCTGTACCTGAAGACAAGTCTGCCGTTGTCTTATTTAAGGCTTGACCTAATCCATTGATTGCTTGGCCGTATGCTCCTGCGAATCCACTAGCTAGGTTAGTAGCGGCGTTTATGTTGTTGGAGTTCAGACCAACTAGAGCGTTGAGGATGTTGCCTTGATTCTGCAAACCAATGCCATAGGTATTAGCCAACCAACCACGTTCAAGGTCAGCCGCCTTATCTCCGTACCACAAAGCTCCGATTTCATTCTGAGAGTTACGGAGTTGGTTTGTCGCATCGTTTGTAGACGTAGAGATTGTCGGAGACAACGCACTGACCGCTTCAGCAATCGCCGCATTACGCTGATCTGTCTGTAACTTAGAAAGATTGGAGACGTAGCTGAGAGCATCGCTGTAAGCCTGGCTATCAATGTTTGCTAAGTCAGCCATGTATTTACGAGCATTCTCTGCCTGAGCTTCCTGCTGTACCGTAGATGTTCCGACACCGTTTGTACGGTTAGCCGCATACGTTCTCGAATCTGTTAAGGCCGCAGCTCTATCAGCCAACTGTGTCCGAGCATTCGCAAACTTGCGATAGGTTCCATACACATCATCTTCGTTGTAGAACTTAGCCTTACCAAGGTCGTTGTATACGCCGCTGATTTGATCTGCCGCATTCAACGCTTTTGCGAATGCGTTATTGACGTTCTGAGAACCTTGAGTTGCGGTTTGGTAATACGGTGTTGACTGCCATTCGTCTCCGTTCCGAGTCGGAACTTTAATCTTTTCCTTAAGAGCCTCGTAGAGTTTGTCATTTCCATCGGCCGTCTTGTCGTAAAGATTCTGAAGAGAGTTGGCTAAGTTCTGCCCGTTATTAACAAGAGAACCAGCCGTACCACTCCACTGGTTAAATAAATCGTTGAATTTACCTGAGTCTCTGTATCCTCGATAAACTCTAAAGCCATCTGCTCCCAGCCCTGCGAGAGAGCTTAGTAAGTTGTTTGTATCTGCCATACCTGTCTGTCCTATATTTCCTAATCCGCCTAAGAGAGCTGTACCGCCAAGCACTCCGAGCAGTGTCTTTTTTGCTGTTTCTTGTTTGTCCTGAACATCTTTGGATATTGAGTTGCCAAGGTTTGTGCTTCCTCCGTTGCCGAGAGAAGTGTTGGTCTGATACTTCTCAAGAGCTTCCTTTAGCTGTTGCCATTGATCGTTCTTTTGATTAACAGTGTCTTCTGTGAACAAACCCATTCGAGTCAGAGTCTCAGCGTAGTCAGCCAACTTCTTGGTTTGATCTTCCGACAACGATGGGTAGAGCGTCTTAGCGTTATTAACGTATTGATTGATTAACGCATTTTCAGCATCAGTCAACGGTCTTGTACCTGCTGTTTTACCGTTCTCAACCTTCCATTGATTAACGATTCCTGCAAGGTTTCCAGGGTCACTTTCTGTCTTAACCATGTTCAGCACAAGATCGGGGAGAGCGTTCTTAGTTACTCCTTTGATAGCAGAACCCCCGATTGTGGCACCGATATTCCCTGCCATGTTTGCTCCGCCCATGTATCCGCCAAGAGCACCCATACCTGCATCAAGGAGCTTGTTATCGCCTTCAGAAGTTAACAATCCTGAAGCAGCACCTACTGCTGCTCCAGCCCAAGGGCCTCCAAAGTAGGAGGCAATACCCGTTGCAATGGCAGAGCCAAAAGACTTTAGAGCATGACCAAGGCCACTGCTCGTATCCCAATAGACAACCTTACCTTCATGAGGAACGTAAGCATTTAAAGATTCATCCCACTTGTAATAGACCTGGGTTCCTTCTTTCTTTCCGGTCTTAATTTGAACTACAGGCGTTGTGTTATTAACGTCGTACTTCTGCTCCTTCAACCACTGTGTGTAAGCCCTTCCTTCAAGATCGGTTTTTCCTTCCGGAGTTAGATACCAAGTACCGTTCTCGTCCCTGTAGTCCTTATATTCATCAGGGTGAGCATCAGCCCAGGCGTTGAAGTCAAAGTCTTTCTTTTTGTCGCCATAGTTGCCTTGCATCCAATAGAGCATATTTTTATCGCTATTGATGCCGACGTAATCACGGAAGGAACCGTTATACTGCGAGTCTTGCCAAGTGGCTTGATAGTCGTTGAACTTAAAACCGTCTCCGTCCTTCTGCCACTTACCCCAAGTGTTAATAAACTCTTCTCCAATGGTGGCCGGAAATTTGCCACCATTGATGGTTACCCAGTTAGAGTCGTTGTTAGTTGCCATTACCCGACAATTCTCTGCCGCAGATTAACCGTAAGACCTTTGGCGTCAGAAGAAGCGGCTGTGATCTCTAACGTGATCTTCTTAGGAATGGTTCGTCCGTCAAACTTCTTTGCTACCCAAGTCTGAGTTACGTCAGAAGTCGTCAGGTCAGTCGTGGCACCTACCGCAATATCTCCAACATAGAGCTGGACTGTTGCTGTACCAGCATCAAGGGAGAGCGTCATCTTGTCTAAGTAGGCTTGAACGTTGGCTACATAGCCAAGAGTCAGCACTGCCTCCTTAGTAATCGTTCCGTCCGTTCGATATTGAATCGGAACATAGGAGTAATGCTGTTTGACCAGCTCGTCCGCAATCTGTCCGTTCTCGTCCAAAGGTGCGACACCGTTAGGGTTGCCAATTTCATCTTTCTTTACGCAGGAAGACAGATCAATAGCAGCAAACTCAAGAGCCGAACCCGCAGAGTTCACACGAAGATAGCGAAGCTCATCTCCTTTGTTGATGGCTGGAACGGAACCGTCAGGCGCAGTAGAAACCCAACGAAGTCCATCATAGAAATACAAGACGGATATAGGCAGACCTGTCTTAATCCACAAGTCTCCGCTTTCAATTTCTACTTCGTCGGTATCAACAGGTTCCGTATCTTGTACGAATACCTGTTTCGACTTTTCCATCAGACCTTTAAGTCCCTGAACTTTCTCAGGAGAAATATCATCGTCGTCAATGAGAATCTTGTCGAAGAGAATCTTTCCGTTGTAGCAATACTGATCTTGCATCAGAAGTCCGCCAACAGCTCTAAGACCTCCTCCTTGCATACGAAGGATTGTGACAACATCGCCTGACGCCATAGGAGCTAAGAACGTGATTGTGGATGTTCCAGCGTTTAGGATGTAGTCGTCGTTCTCACCTTCCTTGTAAAGAATGCCATTGCGATATACAAAGATTTGGTCTTCGTTGTTGAACTTAAACGGGATGATGTACTGATTCTGAGTGGCAACAACCTCTGTCCGGGAGAAACCATTAAGCTCACTCTTTCTGATCTGAAACACCGTAAGAGTTTCATTAGCTCCAATAGCCGGAAAGATTGTGATCGTCCCGTTGATTTGATCTAACGTGTAGGCGTTCGGAGATTGAAGCAGACCGTTTCTAAATAAAATGGTTTCGGTCTCTGATTCAGAGAAAGCATAATTGAAGACCGTAGTTGTGCCGTCACCATCATAGTCAGCTCGGTTGAACATCAAGGCATCGCCAATCTCACCGACATACTCACCAGGTTCTCCACGGAGTTCCTCAGGTTCAATAATCTGAATCCATTCCTGATCGTCTCCGCCGATTCGATATTCGAGACCATACTTAGAATCAAAGCGAATCTCTAAGCCAACATCTAAGTTACCTTCGGAATTAAAGATTTGGCGTAGCAATTCAGATAAAGTTCTATTTCCAATTTCACCGCTTCTAAGGTAGCGGATGATGTTTTCAAACTCTGCTGATGTAGCCTCTGTAGAAGAGTACCGAGACGGGTAAAGTTGGCGAATACGTGCCATTGATTATTGCTCCTTGATTTCGATAGTGAATCCGTAAATGCGTAAACTCTTTTTCACGTTTCTGATGTGGAATTTGAGCTTTACGCCTGTAAATAAATGGGGAAAAATTCGAGTGAACTGTCTGCCTTTTCGAGTTCCGTGAAAGACCGCTTGGTCTTCATAAGGCAAGTCCCAGCGGAGGACATCTAGTATCTGTCCTTCCTCGTTTTCAACCTCGACTTCAATCTGACCTGCACCGTCGGCAATAATTCCGATCTGATGCCCACGCTTAGGCATAAAGCGATCATTCATCCAAAGCAAAGGAGTTGTGAAGACAGCCTCTCCGATGTCTCCGCCATCCTCGTACTCGGACTTCATTCTCCAAATACCGCCACAACTGCCCATGAGGAGCTTTCCGTCCAGGAAGTCTCCGCACGTTACGTTGGCGTAATTGGAAAAAGACCACGACGGAGAACCCGAACTTCCCCCTTCTTGAGCAACTGGAGAGACTGAGCAGGAAAGCCGTGAAGCTCCTCGTGGACTTAAAGGGAAAAATATGTGATAACGACCACAATCTGAATCAAAGACTGCGTTGATTAGTCTCGTATCTTCCAAACGAGAAAGTAGTTCTTGATAAACGCTTTGCACTTTATGCGAATAAGGCAAGACCACAAGAGCCGTACCGTTTGCCACAGAACGCTTAAGCGTGTAAATACCATAACGGCTACAGAAGATAACCTCGTTTGCCCAACCGCAGATAGAGTTCTGAGACACACAGCCGACATAGATATGAACGTCCGAAACCTGCTTCCATGTGGTCAAATCCGCATTGATCTCATAGATAAGACAACGAGCATTGGTAAAGATAAGTAGTTGATTTGCACCAAACGGGAATAAAGCCGTAATCGTTTCAGCTCTATTGAGCACAGTCTTAAGGTTGATGCCTCCAGCCTTTGTTACCTGAATGTCTGCAACATCTTCGTCGCATTCAAAGATTTCGTTGTCGTCCACACGAGAGAAACGAACAACCGTGGGAGCATCTTTAAATCCGGCTAAAGCCAAGCGTCCTGACACGGACGCACATAAAGTCGCACCGTATGCGTCAGGAGAATCAATCTTCTTCCACCCTTGGGCAACGTAACGATAGGGTGCTTCTCCTGCACAGAAAACAACTTCGCCGTTAGATAGTGTTGAGGTAATAGTGTTCGTCGGAAAAACAATCTCGGACTCATTCCTTCCGCTCTCAAGTTCACGAGAGTTCCAAATACTTATGCCCTGTTCTCCTCTTGTGGCGTACAGAATCTCTCCGTTGTACGCAAAGCGAACGTGGGAAATGTAGCGTCCTTCCTTGCCGATTCGTTCTATCGCTCGTTCGTTTGAAACGTAGCCGCTCCAATCTATGTATGCGTTATCCACATCAGAGAAAGGCTGATGCTCATTGACTTCATGTACGACTTCACTGCGGCTTGTATCTAAGCCTGTAAAGCCCCCATACATGAGCTTGGATGTTTTAGAAGACGGAACGGAACGAATCATATAACCTCAAGTTAGTTCCGCTTGAGGTTATGGTTTTAGGCTTTTAGACTATGGGAAACTGTAGAAGGAGGAGATGATGGGACTAATTTTGTACGGAATATGCGGCCTTATCGCTCTCGTTTGTGTAGGAATTATTTGTAATTGGTTCAGTGTTGGCACAGGAAAGATGCCTAGCAGTGTAGTTTTTGCTTTCCTTTATGCTTTCGGATTTATTGTCTACACCTTTATCTACTACGTGTGATTACCACCAATAACTAATATCGACGATCTCCACTTGGTCTCCTACATTGAATGGTTCTCTGCCGCCGTAATAGTAGGAGACAAGCCACATCTTGTTTCCACCAGGTTGCCCCGCTTGGTTACAAGTTAAACCTAGGTTGCCCAACTCCATCAAAGTCCAAGTTGAATTGGCTCCTGAATAGTATTGACGGCCAAAGTACCAAGGCTCACTCACCATGTAGTTGCCTCCGTTGCTTGGCTGATGGCAAACCTTTCTAAAGGTAATCGACTTAAGAGAACTTCCGTTGCGGCGGTACGTCATCGAGAGGTTTAACGGATACCGATTATCCGTGACAGCGTGGAAGTTACCGCTTTCAATAACAGGGTCAGGAAGTCCGTCAATCTGAACTGAAATACCCATTGAGTCCCAAGTCCGGTTGTACCAAGTGGAACAGGTTCTCGTGTATCCAACGAACATTAGAGAAACCGTACCAAACTTTTGAGGTGTTATATTCCCGAGGTTTATCGTGTGTGTTGGTATGTCGTGAAACGGGAAAAGACAATTGACAACCTGACGCCGAAAGGCGCCTATACCAATAAAGTTTCCACCTATTGAATGAGCAGGTTGACTAATCCCGCCATCGCCGTCATAAGAGGCGTCAACATCAATCCTACAAGTTACCGGATAACTAAAGAACTGCATCTTATAGCCTCGGTACTTAGCGTACAGATCAGACATCTTTACCGCACCGTTAGGCTTCTGAGCAAAGGAGCGGCATTGGCTACCACCAAGGCTGATGGAAGTAACGGGATTCGGCCCGTTATCGTTCCACTGACTACGAGCCATCCCTAAACCAATTGTTCCGCTTTCAGGAAGGTACTGAGCCATTACTTACCTCGGCAAGTGCATGACACAGGCACACCATCCTTAGGTTCTTTGAAATACTTTCGGTCAGCGAACTCCCCTTTCTTGCCGATATTGAATGAAGAGATCGGACGGTGATAGCCCATCACACGAGTCCATATCTCACAGGGTGTACGTTCAGAATTGTCTAATTTAATTTCTTTTTGCATTTATTCTCCTTGAATGGGTTCGTAACTTTCCAAGGTCAATCCGAATAGCAGCCACCACACAGCCTGAAAAATAGCAAAGTGATAGTTAAACTCGTTCTTACACGTGAGTGTTCGAGCGAGTCCTTCCACTTGCGGACAAGCCCCTCTGCAAAAAGGAAGTACCAAACATTTCGAACACTTCGCTCGTTCATCCCACGACTTAAAGTGCTTCGATAAATCAACTTGTTCCAGAGCAGAAATATTCCCTACATACTTATCTTCAGTGGCATAGTCGTGACACGAAAGAACATCACCATTCATATTGATTGCCATGATGTTCTCTCGATTCATTCCGCATTTAACTTCGCCGGGGTCAACCTTTCGACGTTGCACTAAGTCGAGCAGGATTTCATTTGCTTTGCCTGTTAATGCAGGGAACTTATCCCATCCGTTTTTTGTAAGCTCTTTAAAAATGTTTCGCTGGAGAGTAAGCATTAGCTCAGGAGTAAAGATTAGTTCCGAATCTTGTACTCCAAGGTGAGTCATAATCCCTTCAAAGTTGAAGTGAACGTTGCCTAACTTTTCCCGAATGTATTCAGCAGATGCGTTGATGTCAGTGTTGGCAGGTGTAAGCACACAGTTAATAGACGCTCCTAATTTTTGAATGGCCAACCGCCAAAGGTCTACTTTCTTCGGGTCTTGTAAAGGGTCTTCTCCACGAAGATGATAGCCAACGCCATCATGGGAAAAAGTTAAGCCTGATTTCTCTCAAGTATGCGAACG